GATGGGCTTGTTAATATTCAGAAATCAGAACGGGCAACGGAAGACCCTTCGATCCAAGCAAACTTCGAATCATACCGCCTTGAATTGAAACGTAGATTTGACGACGATGGGAAGAGCGGCGCAATATTCGGGCTAGAGGAATTAGATAATATTCTTGGATCGCGCATAGAGTCGGGCGAGCTTGTAGCGATTGCAGCACGTCCGGGAGTAGGGAAGACCGCTCTTGCTATTCAGATGGCTATTTATAATTCGATTTATCGTGGAATACCGTCTAGCATTTTCTCGATGGAAATGACGCGGAATGAAATATACGACAGGATATATGCGCCTCATTCCGCCGGAGGCCTCGCCTCGCTCAGAAACGGAACGTCAATAAAGGCAAAGAGTACGATAAGCGCATTAAAAGATATTACGACGAAAATGTACGAGGCGGGAGTTAGGGTATTCCAAGACTCGATGACTCCCGAGAGCCTTTGCGCGAACATCCGTCGCGACGCCATGGTATTCAAGACAAAGCTTTTCGTTGTCGATTATTTGGGGCTTATAGACTTCGGCCGGGAGGCAAGGGTAGCCCGATGGGAAAAGGTAGGGGAGGCTTCGCGTGTTCTGAAAAGGCTGGCGCTCGACTTAGGCGTGATAATAATAATCTGCGTACAGCTCGGGAGAAACGCGGACGGGAAAGAGCCAATGCTTTCAGACCTTCGCGACTCGGGCACAATAGAACAGGATTGCAATAGGGTTTTAATGATTCACCGGCTAAGTAGTAATGACGAGGCTAATTTTGAAGCCGACGTGATAATACATAAAAACCGTGGAGGACCGCGCGGAAGGGCGCATTTGATATTCATCGGGGCTACTGCCAGATTCGAACGTCTTGAAAGAAGACAGGGATAGTTGTAATATAATAGCCATGAAAACAGAACCGAAAAAGCGTGGAAGGCCAGCGAAGGCCAAAGCGAACGCAAAAGACAAGATGGCCAAGCCTCCAAAAGCCTCCCAAAGAGACGCCAAGGGGCCTAGGATCGATCCGAAAGACGAAAAGGCAGAGGAACTAGCCGAGCTGTATCTGCGCCTCACCAAGGGCCAGTTAGACTTTGTGCACAATTTCATACAGGCAGACTTCCGGAACGCCACGGAATGCTATTGTAATGCATTCCCGAATATCACGAGAGAGAGCGCCAAGTCAGAGGCTTCCCGTCTGTTATCTTCGCCCAACGTCCGCGCTTGTATTGCATTGGAATTGGATATATCTCTCGGAGCGGCTAAGACTGGCCTTGAAAAGAGAATCTTGGACATCCATCTCGTCCGTGCCTTTTACAACCCGGCGCAGATTGTCAACGATAACGGCGATCTAGTGGCGTCACTCAGCGAGATTAGCGAGGCCGGCCTGTCGGTATGCATTGATCAAATAGACAAGCGGGTCGACAAAGATGGCGGCGAGCATCCGGTCTACGTCCTAGCGAATCGCGAGAAGGCTCTTGATACCCTGCAAAAGTATATCCAGATGATCAAGCAGCCCGACGCCAAAGTTAAGGGAACCGGGCCGGACGGTAAGCCTTTCAGTTATGTCGTATCGTTCGAGGATGCGGAGGAGTGAGTATGCGTGAGATTAAGTTTAGAATGTGGGGAAGCAAAAAATACTTTTACGATATTCGGGGGGTAATGGAATGCCTTAGCCAACAAATGAGCGGGCTATATAACCATGAAGCGGATGGGTCAGTGTTTGAGCAATACACTGGGCTAAAAGACAAGAATGGCCGCGAGATTTACGAGGGGGATATCTATTCCTCTATTTTTTATGATCGCCCATATTCGTCCACTCGTCGGAAAGAACGGAAAATGAGTCTCGTTGTATGGGATGAATATGGGTGTGGGCGCAAAGAAATAGAAAAGGGGCGAGGGTATGGATGCTGGTCAGGTCCTGGAAGCCTTGGGCAGGATGTTGAAGTCATCGGCAACATCCACGAAAACCCGGAGCTAATAAACGCCTAATATCCCGATACGCATAAACAAGGTCTATAGGCAACTCTTTGGTCCAGACCGCACACTCCGTAAAGACACAAGATATTTCGAGATATACGGCGGTCGGCGTTCGGCTAAGTCGCATGATGTAGTGCAATGCCTTGGCTTGACCGCCATGCAAGAGCCTGGACATTTTATTGCATGCTGTAGAAAAGTCGGTGATACACTCAAGGATTCCGTGTTTGCGGAGCTTCTAGGTTTCTTTGATGAGCATGGAATACCCTATTACAAAAACGCAACTGACAAAGAAATTACGCTTGCGAATAAATCCCGCTTCCGTTGCTTCGGGCTGAACGATGCCGACCGCCTAAAATCCCTAAAGGGTTGCAGTATAATCTGGATTGAAGAGGCAAACGAGTGCAGCGAGGATGATGTGGACTCGCTTGACGCGGGCCTGTCTCCGACAAATTACCCTGGCAGAATTATCTTCACGCATAACCCGGTCCCGCAGATTCCCGGATCGAAGCATTGGCTACAGCGCCGCTTCCTCGATATCGAGCATCCGCTAGGTGTTGCGGTTATCAACGAGCGAGCGAATGCCTTGGTTCTGCGCACATGGTACAAGCACAATAAGTGGTGCGCATCAGGAACGAAAAAGCTCCTTGAAGGCTATAAAGAAACCAACCCCGACAAATATAAGCTATGGGCACTCGGCGAGTTTACGACCATGGAGGGTTGTGTATTCACGTTAAACGATGATCCGGGGCCAGGGTGGGACATTGTTAAACAAGTTCCGAGGGAAATACTTGACGATTCTATCGGCGTTGGCCTTGACTTTGGATTTTCGGAAGACCCGAATGCGGCCGTTCGCCTATGGGTACGCGATCGCGAGATATGGGTCAAGCAGCTTGTCTATCGAACAGGCCAGCACAACGATGCGCTCTACGCCGAATTGAAATCGGCAGGAGTTACGGAATATGAGAACGTGACAGGCGACTCGGCGAGGCCCGATATCATTGACGACTTGCACCGCCTTGGCCTATTCGGCATCAAGCCAGTGCAAAAACGAGCCAACTACAAAGAGGACGTATGTACGCGGCTTCAAGGCTATAAGATCCATTTCATCGAGGGAGACACCGACGCCATCCGGGAAGTATCGACGTATGCCTGGGCTCGGGACAAGAACGGCAAGCAACTGCCGAAGCTTCAAGACGGCGATGACCATTTGCTTGATGCCCTCATAATGCGCATGCATGAATACGTTGGCGGGCACTCCATGTACGATGCAGATGTACTCGGATAAGTATTGCAATATTAAGCATATGGCATTACAATAACAAAAGGAGTGAAGCATGAAAGAAAGACCGATCCTGTTCAGCGCCTCAATGGTCCGCGCGATCCTCGAGGGCCGAAAGACGATGACGCGACGGGTGATTAAGTATCCGCTGTCCACGGGAGCATTTGTCCTGATGGAAATGGCCGATGGTTCCCTGTGGCCACATGTTAGCTGCGACGGAGAGTCGCTCCTCGATAACCATGACAACGAGACGCCGATGCACTGCCCCTACGGCCAGCCTGGCGACCGGCTATGGGTGCGGGAGACGTTTAGGACGGATGCCTATGCTGACGGTCGCGCAGAATATCGCGCCTCGCCGACTTGCGAAGAGAAGATTGAGGAATACGACTCGCCCGCACGCTGGCGCCCTTCGATCTTTATGCAGCGAAAGTATTCTCGCATCCTCCTCGATGTGACGGCCATCCGCGTCGAGCGCGTGCAGGATATCAGCGAGGCTGACGCCAGAGATGAGGGCTCTTCGTGCACGCTTTGGTATCAGCCTTTTGGAAAGTCAGAAGGCGAGAGCGTAAATCTAAGCACACAGGCAATAAATCCCGTCCATCCGAGCCACGGCAAACCCGAGGGCATTTCGTACCGCAACGGATTCGCCTCGCTGTGGGACTCGATCAACGCCAAGCGCGGCTACGGATGGGACGCCAACCTGTGGGTATGGGTAGTCGAGTTTAAGAGCGTCTAAGCGGTATTGTGAAAGCCAAGCGCGGGGAGTATGATAATTCCATGAAGGTAATTATTGCAGGCGGCCGCGACTTTGTGCCTGCCTCTGCCGACTTTAGGACAATACAAGACCTTTTGACAAAGTCGGGCGCGACAGAAATAGTCTCGGGGTGTTGCCGAGGTGCGGATATATTCGGCGAACTATGCGCCGATAACCTTGGCCTGCCAATAAAAAGAATGCCTGCCGAATGGATGCGATACGGGAAAGCGGCAGGCCCCCGGAGAAACAGAGAGATGGCGCAATATGCGGACGCTGTTATATTAATGCCAGGCGGGAAGGGAACTAGCGATATGCGTCAATCTGCCATATCCGCAAAGCTCAATATTCTTTACGATGCGGGGCAAGCATGAGCAGACGACACCACACGAGAGCGCGCATAGACAATTCCTTGACCGACCTTGTGGCGGCGGTGACGATCGGCGCAACGGGCGGCTCCTCGCTCTCGGGGTATGGCACGATTGCCTACGCGAATAACTATGCCCTTGTCACGCTCAATCGCATAATCCTGACGTATCTCTACTCGGGCAATGGCATATTCCAGACGGCTATCCAATTGCCGATTCAAGACGCCTTATCGAAGCTAATTGAAATCGAGTGCGAACAGATCAGCCCTGGCGAAGTAGACGAGATCATGGATTGGTTCGAGAACCATAACGTATGGGGTAAGCTGCAAGATTGGTACTCGTGGGTGCGAGTCTATGGCGGTGGCGGGCTGGTTATAAACTCCGACCAAGACCCGGAAGCCCCGCTCAATATCCGGCGCCTTACGAATGCTCCTATCGAGCTTTACGACGTCGACCGCTGGCAGTTCGCTTCGCCCGAGATGCTTCGGAATGATATACTTGACTTTGACGATATCCTTAAGGCCGAGTCCGTTACGCTCAATAGCCAAAAGATTCACACTTCAAGAGTCATCCTCGGAGCCGGTAAGCGAGCCCCGTCCTACATTCGCCGGCAGCTTATGGGCTGGGGAATGTCCGAGGGCGAGCGCATGCTCCGCGACTTGCAGAATTATTTGAAGACGCAAGACGTGCTCTATGAAATACTCGACGAGTCAAAAATAGACGTCTATCACATCAAGGATTTTGCAAACAAGATGGCGACGATTGGTGGAACTTCAATCATAACCAAACGCATCCAGTTGGCGAACCAGCTAAAAAATTACGTGAATGCTCTTGTCATGGACTCCGAGGAGACATTCGAACAAAAGACAATGACCTTCGCAGGCCTTTCCGATGTGATGAAAGAAAACAGGATCGGGATAGCATCGGCCATGCGCATGCCCATGACAAAGCTTTTCGGCCTTTCCGCCTCGGGATTCTCGACCGGCGAGGAAGACACGGACAACTATAACCAAATGGTCGAGAGCGATATCCGCATGCCCATGCGCCCGGCTATCCGCAAGATGATTGAGATAGCTATGGCGAATATGTGGGGGCATGTATTTCCGTTCCGCTTCAAGTTCCCGCCGCTCAAGGAAGTCTCGGCCCTCGAAAATGAGCAGATCATGGAATCGAAGTCGAATCGTATCCTGGCATGGTTCGACCGCGGCCTACTCGATGCCGATGGCGTGGCGGACATGGCGGCTAAGGAAGAAGTGCTAGATGCGGAGATAGCCAAGCGCGTCAACCGCAACCCTATGGCGCCTAACGGGCAAGGCTCAGTCGCGCCTCCTGCTACCGATACGATATCGGTCTATCGCAAGGCCGTTGATAGCGCGAAGGCGGCGGCTACTGCGGTCAAGAATGCGGCGGCGCGCGCGATAGGCAAATAATGGTTCGCCTTGAAGATCAATTCTATCAGCCCATAGACGAGAGATTGCGCTGGCTCTTTTGGGATACCTATTTCAAGCCCCTTCTTGATACCTTAGATATACCCATGGCGAAGCTTAATTCGGCAGACAATGCCATAATCTCCGCTATCCGATCCGGACAGGTACAATACAAGGGCGGCGTATTTTTTGGCCAGTTCAACGCGCGGATATCGCAGCAGCTTTCCAAGTTTGCCATATTCGACTCGCGCTCGAAGACCTGGAAGGGCCAGCCATCGCCCGCGATCATTGGGGCTTCGATCATCGCGGAGGGCAAGCTCCGAGACCTGGCGCAACGCATGGACTATGCCCTTGACGCGGCCGAGCGGAATATCACTGATGCTATCAGGAGCCTAAGCCTCGGCGATTCACTACCGTTGCCCCTAATGCGCGATGCCGTTGTCAAGGATTTATGGTCAGTCGGAGTCCAGCCCAATATCACGCCTCGTATGGACAAGGCCCTACGCCGAGACTATACTGAGTCACAGAACTTGAATATCAAGAATTGGCAACCCGAACAGATGCAACGCCTCCGAGAAATGGTTCGACGTATCCAAACGGACGCCTCCGACAATTCGAGCATAAAGGCGCTCATTCAAAGCGAATGGAATACGAGTGCGGCAAAGGCTACTTTTCTTGCGAGGCAAGAGACTGGCCTATTCTTTGAAGCATTCGGACGCGAGGGAGCTAAATCGGCAGGCGTTCGACGCTATCGGTGGTCAACGTCTCACGATATCCGCGTCCGAGACTCGCACAAGCACCTTGACGGACGCATAGTTGACCTAGATGGACCCGGCGAGATTGTGGACGAGAGGACCGGGCGCCGAGCCCATGCGGGTGCTGATTATAATTGCCGATGCGCTAAGATATGGCTACTTGATTGATTCTAGCTTCCGTGCCTCGTCGATAGATACATATAATTTATCTAATTCTTGATCCTCTTTTGTTATCAATTGATCCTTCGCATACCAAGCCTTCAATGCCTTGTGATAAGGCTCCATTTTCTTAAATAATTCCATCTTCTCGTCGCCATTAGTTGATGCATTAAACTGACGCGCGTACTCGTCCCGTTGCTTTAGGTCTATTATGTTTAGAGCCTCGGTTGATTCTGCCCTTCTCTCTTGAAGCTCTTTTGATTTTGCTTGCCACCTATAAAACAGAACATCGCTCATTTTTATGGGATTGAATTGATAATGATAGTCACGGCGAAGGAAGTAAACTATTTCCTCTTTAGTCATATCTTCCAGAGGGTCTTTCATTCCCTTTTCTCCTTCCCATGATTAAGATAGCCCCGCAAGTCTTTCGGCTTGCAGAGAAGCCAGATAAGGCGCTGGATTAGCTTCACTCTTCCGGCTCTTGTTCTCGTTCTTGCTGGCGCTCTTCGTCTCGCTCCATCTCTCGCCGATAGTATCCGTCCGAGCCATGATCGATATCGCCATAGCACATAGAGCAAGACGAACCTTGCCCATTCGGAATCGGCGAACCGCAAGACGTGCAATATTTCTGACCCATGCTTCGCTCCTTGTCTAAAGATAGGCCATTATAATACAACGCTAGCCATATTGCAATAGAAAACCATAATTGACACTTGATAAAAAAAGATACACTATGCAAATAGATGAGTATCCCGAGGTCATATAAAATCCGGTTTATCGAGCCGGGGATTATCTCTTACAACGACTCGGGCGCGGGTGTGATTTTTGTCTCGAGAGAGGCGTTAGATCGCATGGCTCCGTCTTTTCGGAATTGCCCCGTCATTTTCGTTCCTGAGTCTCACGATGACTCGAACGCTTCGACGGCATTCAGTTTCGATGACGTTGCAGCTACTCCGGCGTCTGGAATTGTGGCAGGTGTTCCCTATTGGGGCGATGACGGATGGATGTGGGCCGACATCTCGATATGGGATGAGGACACACAAAAAGCGATCGATAAGGGATTCAACGTCTCATGCGCCTATAAACCGACCGAGGAAACGGACGGAGGCGAATGGCACTCGATCCCTTACGATGGCGAGCTAGTGAATGGCAAGTATGAACATTTGGCTATCGTCAAGCGCCCTCGATACGAAGGCTCTCAGATTCTAGCAAATAGCAAAGGAGGCCACTCCGTGGTCAGCATTTTCAAGAAAAAGAAAAACGCGGTCCCCCCCGCGTTCCCGATCCCCCCGAAGAAGCCCGCAGCGAAGCCCGTAGTGGCCCCCGTTCCCAAGGCTCCCGAAATGGTAAAGAATGAGGCCGACCCCGGCACCATGGTCACGCTCCCGAGCGGCGGCGAGGCCACACTCGCCGATCTGATCGCTGCCTATCAGTCGACTCCCGGCGCGCAAGAGCCCCTGGATATGGACGACTACGTGGACGTAGACGGCCAGCAGGTCCAGGTTTCCGAGCTTGTCGCGGCCTACGAAGCCGCCCAGGGAACGGAACCTACGAGCGCGGATACTGAGGCTCAGCCTGCCGCTCCCGACGTCGCCCAGAACGCCGAAGACCCGATCAATACCCCGGCCGAGGACGTCGTCGACGAGAAGAAGCAGGCGTCAAGGGCCAATTCGGCGCCCGCCGTGCGCATGGTCAACACGGCCCTCCGCAACGCGGCCCGACAAGCCAGCGATATGGCCGGCGAAGATCACCCCGAGACGCGGACGGATCGGCTCGAGCGTGGCGCCTCGCGCTACTCGAAGGCCGTCGCCCAGGGAGGGAAGTAACCATGTCGCTTAACCTCAACCAGTTTAGGCTGGAGCATGAGATCGGCGACGTCGATCTCACCTTTTTCGGCGGCGAGCACATCATGTCCGTGCTCATTGACCCGACCGAGACCGCAACCGACGAGTACAACCCCGGAGAAGGCGTGGCGCTCATCGACCTCGGCGCGAGCGATCAGGTCGGAGTACCCATCGTCCACAAGCGGACGAGCAACGTCCAGGCCATTTTCGGGGTCATAAAGCGCTCGACCAAATGGTCAAAAGCCTATCCCGGCATGACCATAGAGATCGCCCTGGCCGGCAACGCCGTGTGGCTCTACTCGACCAGCGCGCTCAATCGCGGCGTGATAGTCTCGCTGGACTACGCCAACAACGGCTATATCCAGGCGGTCGGTACGAAGGCCAAGCTCGGAATCACACTCGACAAGATCGCCTCGACTAGCCTCGGTCGAGTCCTCATCCAGGCAGACGGCTTCACCGTCGGGACGACCTAAGCCATGAAAAACCCCTTCAGCATTCTCGGGAAGTCCCTGTTCAACGCCAACGGGGACGTGGACGTAAACTCGACGGGATTCAAGTACGTCATATCGACGCTCTCCTACATCCGCTCGAAGATCATCGGGCAGAAGTTTTTCGAGGTCGATATTGCGTCCTACGTTCCCGTCGACGTGGGCGAGGCGGCGTTCGCGGACGAGATCATCCAGAACACCGAGTTCTACACGGGCGGCTCGTTCTTCGAGGGCGACATTGATCAGGGCGGCAGCCGTATCTCTACGGTCGACGCTCTCATGGTCCCCAACAAGATGCCCGTACGCAACTGGCGGAAAAAGGTCAACTGGACGCTCTTCGAGATTCAGCAGGCCGCCGTCGCCTCCCGCTGGGACCCGGTGGAAGCCAAGATGCGCTCGCTCAAGAAGAACTGGGATTTGGGCATCCAAGAGCTGGCCTTCCTTGGCCGGCCCGGCGATACCACGATGACCGGACTCCTCAATAACGCGGTAGTCACGATCAACACCACGCGCATCAAGAAGGCTATCAGCTCCATGACGGCGGCCGAGTTCGCTACGTTCGTAGGCGGAATCCTCGGCGACTACTATTCCAATTCGAACAGCACTGTGCTGCCGGATACCTTCGTCATGCCGACCGCCGACTATCTCGGCCTTGGCGTTCCGGTGTCCTCGACCTACCCGAACATCTCCATGAAAGAGTATCTGGAGAATACCTTCAAGAAGATGACGAACAACGAAAACTTCAAGATTCTGCCCATCGCCTACGCCACGGCCGCGAATAGCCGGTCCGACTTCACGAAAGACCGATACGTGCTTTACCGCCGAGACCCGGAGACGCTTAGCCTCTCGATCCCTGTGGACTACACGATGGCCGAGCCCCGCACCGTGGATAGCATGGACTGGCTACAGCTCGCCTATGGCCAGTACTCCGGCGTGCTGGTCAACCGGCCCCGCGAGATGCTGTACTACGCGCTCACGACCTAAGAGAAAAAGCGTAAGCATGAGGCCCGCCTGCGAAAGTAAGCGGGCCTTTTTATTATTGCAATAAAATAGAATATGTATTATAACGAGACCATGAAGCCATTGATTATCATCGGCCGCAACGCCGACTGGGATGCGATACCGAAAGTAGACGCCTTCGAGCGCTGGACGGTATCGAGCGCCTACTTTGACCACCCGAAAGAAACCGCGAGTGCAGACAAGATATTCCAGATTCACAGGCCTAGCGCGTGGGAGACGGATATCGAGGATATCAAGGCCAAGCTCGTCATTGCATGGGATATGCCCAGGTTCGAGGATTGCGAGCGCTTGCCGGTCAAGGCCTTGCTCGCTGACTTCGGCCCGGTCTTCCCCTCGTCCGTAAATTGGATGCTTGCCTATGCGCTATACTTAGGGTATGGTAATATCATCCTCGAAGGGATGGATATGAAGCATGACACCGAGTACGGAGCGCAGCGAGACGGCTTTTTCTATATGCTCGGCGTAGCCTGGGCGCGCGGCGTCAAGGTGCTAATCAATCCGACTAGCGGGGTCTATATGGCGCCCATAATTTACGGCGTGGAGGCAGGGGTATGACATCAATCACTCTCTACAACAAGGGCAAGCGCGTTTGGGATTTGGTAAACTCGTCAGGCGCTACCGTCCAGGTCAAGCCCGAGGCGTCAATCGAAATGGAAGAGGCTTCGGGGCTTCGCATGCTCGTCGACTATTCTCGCGAGTTCACCTCCTCGAAGATGGCCGGCCCGTCCTCGGAAGACCTGGCGCGCCGCGAGCAATCGCTCAGGGACCGCACGGCGAACCTGGACGCACGCGAGGCCGATCTGGATGCCCGAGAGAAAGCGCTCAAGGATACCGCACTAGAAGCGGTCAAGCGCGGCCCTGGACGTCCAGCCAAGACTTCCGATATCGCGGGCGCCTAATGTCCGGCATCTATGCTCCGACCGTAGCAACCTTCAAGGCCAAGTTCGCGCGGGGTCAGTTCCAGTATGGAATCGCCGTGCCGGATATCCTCGATCAGGACATAACCGACGCGATAGCCGAGGCTGAGGCGGTATTCAATCCTGGCCTTTATCCGCAGGACAGCCCCGAGATAGGGACGCTTTGTGAACTGTACCTCACGGCGCACTTCCTCGTCACGGATATCGACGCGGCGGACTCGGGCGGGCAGGTGCGCCTCATGCAGAATAGCCGGAGCGTGGACGGGGTGAGCGAATCCCTCGCGATCCCCGACTGGATGCTCAAGGGCGAGTTTGCCTTCTATGCATCGACCTACTACGGGCAAAAGTG